TTATTTTATACTTTCTACCAAAGAGTCAAACTGGTCTTTGTCTTTTTCCCTTATTTTTTCGATAATGATTTTTACACATTCCTCAACTTCTTCAACATCAATAGGCTTCCAACCTCTATCAATGTATGTTAAATGTGAGTATTCATTAATTACTCTATTAATTAATATAGGAATATTATCGTCGAATAATTTGCTTAAATTTTCTAATGGGTTATCATTGTTGGGAAATTTATAAAACAAATAATATTCTAGAAATTTTCTAAGATTATTTGGTATATTATAAAATTGATTATAGGTATTCGCCAATAGTATTTTTCTATCACCTTTAGCTTCTTTATAAAGTTTATATATCTCATTAAATAAGTAATTAAATTCGGTAACATAATCTCTTATATGTGCTGGCATAGGAAGTAAAAAGCTTCTTTTATTATTTTGTTGTTGCTTCCTCTCAATCAAGAAATAACTTACATTATCATTTCTATCAGGAATGGTTATTCGTTTTAAATATTTTAGAAAGTCCAGATTATGTGTAGAGATAAAAAGTTGTCCATATTTCTTGGGTTTTGCTATTACACTTTCAATTAAACTGAACATAAAGAAAATATGATTTCCGTCTAAGCTTGAAATAGGATCATCAATATAAATAAGTAATCTATTATTATTAATTTCATCTTTTATTTCATCTTCCATTCGTGCAATGAAATAGCAAAAAGAAATTAAACTGCATTCTCCTTCACTCAAGTTTTTAGCATCGATATTATCTCTGGTAATCTTAAATTTCATATTCGGCGTTTGGCCCTCAGCAACTAGTTTCAATTCATCGTAACCGAAGAAACGAGTTAAACACTTATTAACTATCTCCGCACCTTTGCTTTCATCCTTTGTTTGTGCTTCCAAAGCTCTTTTTTCTTCATTAAGAGCATTAACTTCTGACTGTTTCCCATTTTTTATTCTTTCAAATTCAATAGCATCTTTTTCTAGTTGGCTAATTTCTTTTATTTGCTTTTGGTAATTAATATCCTTGATAAATTGTGATATTTCAGAAAGACGTAATTCACGTCTGGCTTGCTTTTGATCATTCGTAAGTGTGTTAGTCTTTTGATTGTTTTCTTCAATAAGACTATTAAATTCTTTTATTGTCTTGATCATATCGTCAGATATATCATTTATTTGTTTCTGTGTTCTTTCGTTAAATATGTCTTTTTCTCTTTCTTTTAACTCAATAATTAATTCATCAATGTTCTCTAGGTATTTTGTAATTAAATTGTTCCATTTACTATTTGTGGTGTCAAGTTTCAATTGTAAACTTATGTAAAAGTCGTTCTTGGATATTTTTAAATATTCTTTTATAGTTTTTTTTGCAGCCTCTAAAGATAAAACTTGTGTTTTTATCTCATTCCTAAGATCTTCAGATTCCTTACTAAAGTGTGCATCAAGTTTTTCCCATAAGTCTTCTGTAATAGGATTACCACAAAAGCCACACGTTTTTCTTTTTCCCTTATGTTTATCAATACCTTGACGAACCCATTCTTGTAAAAGACTATCATTTACTAAGTCAATAATAGGTTGACTTGGCTTAATTTTTCTGTTAATTATTTCATTTGTTCTCATAAGCAGAGTAGGAAAGTCAATTTTTATTTCAACTAACTTAGCCATGTTATTTTTGGCTTCTTCTTTGAGCAATCTTTTTTTTACTTCAATTTCTTCTTCACTCGAAGCAGCTATTTCTATTGCGCTTGGTATATCTTGTTTAATAGAAGTTATTTGATAGGTTGGCACATTATAAATGATTGCATCATTTTTGATTTTCTGTGCCTTTGCCCTTAAAATGTCATCTAAGCTATCTTTTTTACGTTTAAATAATGTTTGCTTTTGATTAAGAACGTTAATCTTATCATTTAACTCAAATAGTAGTCCACATTTGTTTTCCACACTTCCTAGCTTTTCCTCAATATCCTTAATACTTTTTTCAATTTCTACGTTTTTTGAACCTAAAATTGTAAATGGTTGTATTGTTCCATCTTCATTATTCAGCCAACTAAGATTAGTTTTAATGAAATCGGAGTTATAAACATGGATGTACATTTCATTTTGAATTGCAGTTAGATTGTTTTCTGTAATGGTCTTTCCATCATCTAACAATATTGTAAACTTAGCATCAAGATAGTCTTTATGTAATGAACCATTTTCCACACACTGAAATATCCGGGCTAAAGTTGTTTTACCAGAGTAGTTTCTGCCATAAATAATATTTACTTTTTTGAAAACATCTTGTGTATCATTCCCAATACTATTCTTCCAGAGATAGTCCCGAAAAATCCCAAAGTTTTGTATATCTATTTTTTTTATCATGGAAAAATGACTCCTTTCTCAAAGACTAGGCTTCAAATGCTTCTGTCAATCCTTCTTAAAACATATGAAGCTAAAGTAAATAAATCTAAAGCATCTTCCTCACTTAAATTCCATTCAATTTTTGGTGCATGTGCCGTCGGATTCCTAAATGTTCCAAATAAACCTTTTGCTAGATTGGCAAACCCCTTTTGTTCACTTTTCTCAGTATCTGTCATTAAACAATTTATTTTTATCCTTGGGTTATCACCAGAAAATGCTTCATCGATTAAAGTTGCACCATCCGATTTTAACCCGGTTTTTTGTCTAATTTTTGACGCAATACTTTTTGTTGCTTCTAGAACAGCATGAAAGTAGTTTTCTTGAATCAATTCTGCTTTACAAAAGTTCAAAAGATCTTTATGAAGATTACGATTTAGTAAAGCCTCTTTAAGCATTGAAGCTTTTCTTTCCGCTTCTGATAAAGTTTGTGCTTTATTTGTTGTATGAAATTTTCCATCTTCCCGATATTCTAAACCTTGAAATACCAAGACATTATTTATTTGCTGTAATTTTTCATTATAATATTCTCTATTACCAACAAATCGCGCTGGTTGTAAAGCTGCATTAATAAAAGATAAAACCTTATTTCCTGCTTGATCTCTATTTTGTCTTTCTGCTAAAGAATTAAATAAACGCCTCCACTTTGTATTATTACTATCAAAGTCATCAATGTTAATCTGTTGAAGAAAATATCCTATTTGACTCCCAGTTAATAATTCTCCTAAAAACTTGCACAACATTTCTAATTCTGCTTGTTTAAAACACGGTCTTATTATATCTTGCATGATTAAACCTCATTTCTTGCTGCAATCGAGGCGAGTCAATAATTAAGATCTGAAAAATTTATCCTGATTGTTGTGTATTCGTTTAGCCCGGAATATTTCTTCACTTACCATTTATCTCATATTTCACCCATTACTTTCCGTCGATTTCTGTTAAATTCCGTTACAAAAAAATTAAGACGGTCTTATCGACCGTCTCTAATACCATCCGTTTTATCTATTACATTGGTTATTTCCTTGTCTTGTTTTTCCAGTTTCATTTCCTTTTCTTTCTCACTTAGTTTAGTCATTCAAAACTACATTCAATATATCGGCTTCTATTGGAAATAAATTATATTTTTCACCTAAATATTAAGAAGAGTTAGTTATTGCATAAGATAATTAACTATTATACCTAACACCAGAGCCGTTCTACAGTAGAATGTTTTATCACATTCAGAAGTTGATTTTTTCACCCGTTCTTCCCACCCCTCGCATCCGATACCGCTCTACCACCAAACCAAAACCCGAAAATCACCAGAAAAATCGCCCACACCTGCGCCGGAATCTTATTCAGCCGGTCCCAATCAATCTTCCCGCCGAAAACGATAATATAATTCAGTAAAATTGCCGCTTCATAGGTAACCACCGGCCTGACGCTGGCCCGGAAATTCAGCATCCATTGTGACAATCCCGCCGGATTCTCATAAGCGTTCACCGAATCCCGGAAGGCCGCTTCCTGTTGCTGCAAAACCTTCATCGTCTCGAGTTCGAAATCATTTAATAGCTTGGTTTTCTCCAGTTCGAATTTCTGCCGGTCGGTCTCTGATTGCAGAAACCGGCCGGCCAGCGCATCCACCAATTTACCTACCGTGTTTTTGGCGATCTCACCGGCAATACTTGCAGGGTCCCATCCCATCACCAGATCACCCCCGGTTTCCAAGCTCCGGGATTCGGGTTCGGCATCTTCGTATAAGGCTGATAGAGCATCGGCGTCAGATCCACATGAACGAATTTGTAATCATAAATGATATACCCCGTCCGCGCCTCCGGGAATTTCAACTCCAGACTGACTCTCCGGATAAACGCCGCGAATTCCTTCGCTTCAAATCCATGGGGCAGCCCCAAGTCCATCGCTGTGCCCGTTTCATGGGGTGAATGTCCCGGCCTGGCTACCTTGCCACTGGGTTTTCCGTGGTTCGCCCGTAGGTCCGCTTCATAAACCGCCTTTTGATACTCCGGCGACCGGTAACCGGAATTGACCGTAATCGGAGTCTCCACGCCTCGAAGTAAGGCAAGCCCGGCTCGGACCGTTTCAAATAAAGTGACTAACGGTTGATAAATCACTACCGTACCGGTATCATGCTGCGCGAATCCCAGCGTATGCGCCCGGTTCTCAAACTGCGGCAAATGCTCGGAGATATAATAATTGCCTTTCTCAAACAAAAACGGGACTTCACATTTAGTCCCGTCCCGCCGAATCAACGTATAAGTATTCATATTACCCTCCCGCTCATTTTTTTATCAACAATACAACCAGGTTCACTATCACCCCGCCCAATGTGACCATTAACGTATTTTGAAACACATCCAGCTTCTTGCACAACCCGTCCTGCGTCTTTTCCATGTTATCCACCCTTTCTTTTAAAACTCCTACCGCCACCTCCAACTCACTCACCGCCATCACCCCCCCTTAAAATCAATTTCTGTCGCCTATGGATAGCTCACCATCAAACCCCAGTCTAAAATCTCACAAGGAAGCAGCCCATCTGTCTGCCATTTCACCGATTTCAATCCGTTAGCCCCAATCCTGGCCGATCCGGAGACCGCGCTGAATCAAAGCTGAAAATAGGGGAGCGCGGACTCCCGCCGTAAGCCCAAACGAAAGTCCAATACCGGGCCGATTTCCGGCTCAAATTCTTTCAGCCGTAAACGAAAACCCTCTGCCCATCAAGTCCGCCTATTCCAAACCCCAAAACCAATCCTAGCCAATCCTCCGATCCCGTTCAGGCAGACCAAGTGTTTATCTCCCTAACCTGCACTGGGCCGAATATCGGGATGCTTGGACTGCCTGCCGGGAGAACGCGACAGCCAAAATAACCGCCGACCATTCGAGCAAGCCGGAAGAAAGCCAAAGGGTAGGCCCGGCTTCATCGACTGGCGAAAACCATTCCCGGCTAATCCTCCGATCCTGATCAGACAGACCAAGCTCCATCTCCGCAAACTGCACTGGGCTAAATTTCGGGATGCTTGGACTGCCTGCCGGGAGAACACGCCAGCCAAAATACCCACCGACCATTCGAGCAAGCCGATAGAAAGCCAAAAAGTAAGCCCGGCTTCATCGAATGGCGAAAACCATTCCCAGTCAATCCTTCGATCCCGATCAGGCAGACCAAGCTCCATCTCCGCAAACTGCACTGGGCCGAATATCGGGATGCTTGGACTGCCTACCGGAAGAACGCGCTAGTAAAAAATAACCGCCGACCATTCGAGCAAGCCGAAGGTAAGCCAAACAGTAAGCCCGGCTTCCTCGACTGGCGAAAACCTCCGGGCCGCTCCTCCGACCTCTATTGTCTGGGTCGTTTCAAGTCCACGGCCGCGCCCCTCTCCACCAGCCTGGTCATCGTATAAACGCGTATTATGTAAACCCGTATTGCCCATTCGAAGAAGTCTGCGGTTTTTACATAATAGGTTTATACGACGCCCGAAAGCGGATTCGAAGAAGTTGCTGGCTCCAAGGGGCACTGGCCGCTAAGTCGCCTTCGCGGGCCTAAAACATTTCTTTGCCAATTCAAGCCAGTCGCCTCCGATGCCTATCTGTCTGCGGTCAAGTATGTCCGGCGCGGCGCCACACAGACTTCTGCGGGCCAAATATATCAGGTCTGCTCCCACCGCCGCGCCTGAGTCGCCTCCGATCACCACCCCCCGCCCGATGTCATTTCTGATTGTCATGTCACCCGCCACCCCTCAAGGGGTTCCAAATCAAGTAAAAGCCGAAAGCGTATCTTTGACGAAAACCTTCAGCGGGTTAGTAAGCGTCCTTCCCCAGACATAGGTCCCATCAAAAGCCATCCCGCAAATTCCACCTACTCCGGCAGCCAGGGTAAGAGTGTTAAGGATCTTCGCCGGAGTGGCATTGAACTTCAACAACTTCACCGGGCTGGTGTCACAGGCCGCCCAGACATACAAACCGTCGAAGGTCAAGGCCCGGCAATTGTTCTCTCCAGCGGCAAAGGTGTAAGTGGTTCCCGCCTGGGTCATTGTGGCCGGGTTAATGGCGCAAATCTTCGAAGGAGAGCTATACAGCGCCGCCATCAATACCGGCGCTTGTCCAGGCAAGGCTATAAAAATCAAATCCTCGCAACGGTTATCCCCGGAGGCCAGGGTTAGCGTGGAACCCTGCTTGGTACCGTTCATGTTCCACTTGGTAAACTTGGCCGGACTGTTGATATGACCGAAATAGATATAATTTCCGTCAAAGGCCATCCCCCCGACTCCGTATTCGTCAGCCCCAAAAGCCGTGCTGTAGGTAGGGGCGGTCATCGTCGCTTTCGGAATCCGGCAAAAACTCTGCTGACTGGGATTCCGGCCCGCCACAAAAATATAATCCGGGGTCAGGCCAATAGTGGCCTCATCCAGCATTTCAATCATCCCCCCGGAGTCGGTCGGCATATTGCCCGTATGGGCGATATGATTGAAGTTTAAATCGTATTTGTAAACGTAGGTTAGTGAACCGCTCGTATGCAGCATATAAAAGTTCAATCCATCACAGGCAATATCGAGAAAACTGCCGCTGATGGGGGTGTCGGGCGTAATTGTATCTTCCAGCGTAAAGTTCCGGGCGTTGAATTTCAGAATGTCCCTGTAGCTTTTTATGGTATAAATATAATTGTTATAATAGCAAATCCCCAGGTTCGGGGTGGTACTGGCGGTCCCGCCGTCAATCGTAATGTTCTTCAGCTTTGATTGCAGAAACGGCCAAACCCCCAGCATATTATTTAATTGGCCCGATTTGCCGTTCACCAGTTCGACCACTGATTCCATCTGTGCCTGAACCGTATTACCACTAATCCCATTTACCGGCGTGGCTCCAATCCGATCCGCTCCGGCGGCTCCATCCTCTGAGGAACCAAGTTCCGTCTCGGTGAAATAGCGGGTATCGTGATTATGATTCAAAGCGGCGTAAACCCCGGAGTAATCATGGCCGTGAGTATTTATCAAATTAAGCAATTCATTGATGTCCGCCGCTTCCGCGAAGTCTCCGATAGTCTGGTAAGTTATATAGAGATTGATATTCTGATAATTGCTATCCGTAACCCGCCAGGAGATATAAACCGGCTTCCCAGCCTCGGAGGTCAGCCGGGCGTTTTGGTTCTCCAGAACGTAATGAGTATTCTGGGTTAACAGTGTCCCGCCTCCGCCGGGAGCTGTCCTGACTGTGAATTCCGTTCCACCAAAGAAGGTATCGTGTTTCAAAGTCCGAATCCCGGAGCCGAATTGATTGTTAAGTTCGTCGCTAACCGCTACGCCATCAAGGTTTTTTGAGATTTTCGCATCCATTAAATTTCTCCTCCCAAGTCCAGGGTTAATTTTCCATCCGGGGTGGCTTTCACGTTCCAGAGCGAACCTTGCAACCACTCCTCAAAATTGTCATCTGTACGTAGTATAACTGCGGGGGTGGGGATCACTTTTCCGGTCTCATAGGTAGTCCGGTCGAGGAGTTCCAATCTATCGACACATAAGGTTTTGCAGTGGATGCTATATTCAGCAGATTCCCATTCTCCCGACCAAAAAATCCCCAAAGAGACCCATTCGATCTCCCCATTTTCCAGTTCCAACCCAAGGTAAGGTTCGACACGTTTCCCCGGCTGCAAAAACCCATACAATTCGCTGGTTTCATTGTCCGCATCGAACATCCGGCTGGAGTTATTTAAAATAATTTCCAGTTGATTCGTGCCAATATTCCCCGCAGATAGATGACCGTCGAAAAATTCTTTCCGTTCCAATAGCCGCAAAGAAAAAAGGTCTTTTTCGGTAAAGGCCCGGCGCAGGGAATTTGTAAAATAAATTGTCACCCTGCCATGAATCTTTCGTCCGGTTTTAAAAATGTTTTGTATGAATTCCTCGGATACGTTAATCATGTCATTTCTCCCGTAATATCAAAGTGATCTTCTCCCAAAGCACCGGGGAGGCCGAAGTTAATTCACAAGGGAACGAAAGTCCGATAACAGTCCGGGTCTGGTCAAGGTATTGGAAAGAAAGATCCGTTTTCCGGTTCAGTTCATTCCGGATGGTCTGCGCCTGGGCATCGGTCATCATCTCGTAATAAAGAAGATAATGATCCTTGATGGCGATACTATCCACGTTCAAAGTACCGTCCGCCGCCCGTTCCTCGCTCCCAATCTCCTTGGGTTCAATCTTAAACCGGGTTGGGGAGGGGAGGAGTGTTTCCTGACCTGGCAAACCTAGTTTGAATGTTCCGAGTTGAGTATTTTCAGTATAAAATTTCGCCCGAATCCGTAAAGCATAGGCCGGTATCTTCATTTCACATCCATCCCCCTATAATTGTTCTTACCAATATCGACCCCTTTATAGAGCAGTCCGGCATCCAACAGCAGATCTTTTGCCCGGGGCGCTAAAATCGTAAACTTCGAGTTAAAGCTGAAGTCTTTAATCTTCATCGGTCCCAGCGGCCCGGTGATATCGCTGGCCTCATCAATTTGGAGCCAGTATTCAACCTGAGCGCAGGTTGCATTTTTCACATCTTCTACCTGATACGTGTCATCCGTCCGATGGTAGGTCTTGCGCCGGATTAATTCACTGGCCCGCAGTATCAGCCGGTCAATATCAGTCGGCAGGGTGATTATATTCCCAACCCAGGTTTGAACTTCATTCGATGTTACAAATGGAATATCCATGACCATTCACCATCCATCAATTTTGCGATATCGCCCGGCAGGCCAATTCCGGGGTCAGGGTCTTAAAGCCGCAGATCGTATCAATGGAACAAATGTCCTTCTTCTTAGTGATGTCGTATCCGAAGACCACCCGGAGGCCGAATCCTTCAAAGTCGATAACCGCTTTCTGGCCGGAGCCGACCCCTTGGGGCAACGCCATAGGCCGGTTCACGAAGGCGAAGGCGTTTTTATGAAAGGCCAGATTATTGACATGGCTATCAATCAGGGTAACAACTTTCGCCGAAATACCACCCGCCGGAGCCGCCGGATAAAAGTTGATCGTGCCATTACCGGAGCCGTCCAGGGTGGCATCGGCGGTAATTACAAAGGCTTTATCGGTGATGGTGGCTACGGTGAACAAGTCGCCTTTTTTGAAAGTGCCGCCGTTTCCACCAGAGGCGATCGATCCAGTAGTAGCCCCGGCGGTTGCCGTCAATGCGGCGGTACCTGCCGCCGTGCCTTTGGTATGTTTCGGGGTGTTCTGATCCATGAAAAAATCAAAGCCTAACTTCCGGCCTAGCGAGGCTTCCCGCAGGGCCGAGCCGTTATCGCCCACCTTATCGGCGGCAATGAAGAGTTCCAGTTGCAATAATTTGCTTTCCGCCATGGTCCCAATGGTAAAACGCCGGTTGGTGAGGGGTACGGCCTGATCGTTCAGCCGTTTCCGGGCGTCGGTAATCTCACTCACGCCATCCAGTTCGGCGTTGGCCGCGCCGGAGTAATAGGGGATATCCTTATACAAATTTAAAATTAAAGTGTCAATTTTCTGAGCGAAGGCCTGCATTGCCGGTATAATCAGTTGTTTGGAAAAGTCGTCGATGGAGAGGGTCAGTTGCTCGGTGGTGATTTCAAAGGATACATCCAGAATCGTGTCCATAGTTACATTGGTACTGCTTTCGGAGACATCTTGAATCGTAATCCCGGCTGTCCGGTCAAATTCGTTGGCGGTAAAAGTAGCCGGTTTCCGGATGGTGACGATGGTTCCCCGGCCTTCGACGAATTCCCGTTTGTAATCCCGGTGAACCAGGTTCGCCATCACGCAGTTATTCCGCAAGACCATCAAAGCCTCACGGGCCACAATGGAAGGAGTAATGAAAGTATTAGGCATGGTTACAACCTCCTAAAAATAAAGGCCGGAGCCGTTTTTGGTCCGTCCTTTTCGTTATTTCTGCCCCTGCCGGGCTTTGATATAATCAGCCATGGAGAGATTCCCCAGGTCTTTACCCCCGCCTCCGCCGCTGAAGTCCTCTCCACCGGTAGGTTCGCTCTCGGCTTTCCCCAGGAATTCCGGGAACTCCTTTAAGACATTTTCCACGGCAGTTTTGGCGGAAACTTCATCAACAATGCCATCGGTTACCGTAATGTTTGAGATATCAATCAGCTTCAAAAAAGCTTTCATCCGATCCGGTTTGATATTGGCCTGAGTAGCCTGGAGCATTAACGCGGCTTGTTTTAAAACAGACTCGGCATCGTTTTTAATCCGCTGATTTTCCGCCTGCAAGTTCCGGTTTTGCTCCTTGGTCTTCTCCAAATCGGTTTTACTGGCATCCTCGGTCTCTTTTTGCTGCTTGACCAGATTCTTCAAGTCATCAATTTTCTCGAAACCCAGTTCTTTGATTAATTCATTAACTTGCGCCCGTCCCTCCCGTTTCAGCCGATCCATGAAGCTACCTTCGGAAGGAAACGTAATAAAAGGCTGGTTCTTGACTTTCTCCCCGGCGTTGGGTTCCTGGTCATTTCCGCCGTCAATTCCTCCGGTTCCGCCGCCGGTATCTTTATCGAATACGGGCAGGCCATACCGTCTCGGTAATAAAGTCAACATGATTTTCAACCTCCGCATTTCGCGTATTCCGTGATTTAAACTCCGGTTGGAGCTTCCGGATCACGTTTCCGGCAAAGATCAATTTCGGTTATTTCACCTCCATTCGTCCCTGCAAAGTGCCGTTAAAGATAAGTTCATGAGTTTTCAAAATGTAATTTTTATATCCCATTTGCCGGAGTCTGGCCAAGGCAATGACATCATCCACGGTTAAAGCAGGATTCCCCCGGTATTTCAATTCCAGTTTGTTCGCCGCTTCGGGGAATTTATTGAGCAAAATTCCGGCAATCTTCCGGGCTATCTCCCTGGTTTGAATCAGATGATACGACGGATGGGTATATCCAATCACCGCACCGGTAAGGGTGGGGGATTGATGTTCATAAGTCCTTTCTCCATACAAATACTCGCCATACAAAACCCCGTCTGTGTTCATTAAAGTGGTTTCCGGGCCGATGAATACTTCCGTCAGCCTGCCTTTGACTTTTAAAGGATAGCCGTTAATCACCAGGGTAAATTGGGCGTTCACCGTACTGGAGACAATAATCTTCCCGCCCCAGGCGTAATAGGTTTGGCTGATAATAATGGCTCCGGCGGGCGCTCCCTCCAGGATTGCCGTACAGTTCACCACCGGGTTTTGGGTATAAAAGGTGGTGAAATAGGCGTTTAGTTCCTTGATTTCACCGGCTTTAATCGCCGTAACCGCATTATTTCGGTACACCTCTTCAGACTGTGCGGTGGGAACCAGGGGATTAGCGTAAACCGTAACCTCGTTCGCCGGTCGAATTTTTTGGTTAATGGGTTTTTTCTCCCGGTAATCGGCGGTTGTCAAAGTCGCTACCGGATCGGTATTTACCGGATAACCCGGACCTTCCATCCGGATAACATTTCCCCGGTCGCAATGGCAATTGCCAAGCACGAATTTTAAAACCTGTTTCAACCCGGCAGCGTGACTGCCACGGCGCAGCCAGGCGTAAGGGATATAAAACTCCAGCAGTTCCGGGTCAATCCAGTATTCCTTCGGCATTAGTCCGGCGTCATAAAAGACTTCATAAGCAAGCCGGTAGGCGGTGGCAATTTGCTCCACCGTAATTGTTAGCCGGTCAACTTCCGGCTTAATCTGCCGATCAATTGTTTCTAGTTGAAGCCGGATATATAGCAGTTTATTACCGGCGGCGGTAGTATCAAAAATAACGTAGTAACTTTCATCCGGCCAGATGCGGGTCCATGTAGCTTGATTATCCGGGCTGAATTCAATAATCACCTTGGTCCCGTCAGGGATGACCGCCGACAAGGTAGCGGTAATAAACGCACCCATTCCGATCTCAAAGTTGACGGGTATGGAGATTATCCGGCTACCCCGGAGCGGGTCCCGGTCGTAAAGTTCTTCTAAGTAAAGAAACTCTCCATATAACATGGCCGTCCGTCCTTACTGCGTCGTTAATATCGGCGGCTTGATGATTCTTTGCTCTTCCATGATTCGTTTGACTTCTTCCTCGATCTGTTCCTCGGTCCAGTCCCGGTTGACCATTTTCACTTTGGTCCGGATACTAATGGCCTGGGCGGCGTTCAGCATATTCAAAGTCGTGGCGATCTGTCCCAGATCGGAGGAGACACAATCGTTAATTTCAACGGAAGGCCGCTTTGCCTCGGTTTTGGTGTGAATGCTCAACATCATTTGCAGCAAATCTTCCAGGGCTGTTTTCCAGTAGCGCGCTTTTTTGGCCGAAGTGATTATCGATTTCTTCTCTTTGATTTGGAGCGCATACCCGGAATCATTCACGCTGGAGCCGACCCCCAGGCCGAATGATTGTGGACTATACCCGGCGTTAGAGATAATCCGGCAGATTAAATCCAGAGTGGTTTTTTGATGAGCTTCGTGCCGGATGTCAAACTGAATGTTTTTGATGGAGTTGGTCCCATTAACATCGTTCGGGTCGAAATCCAGTTGCTCGTAAACCTCCTGGTCCAGGTCAAAGCGGGGTTTCCCGGTCTCCATATCCCGCAGGTAATCGCGAGGGGTAATAATCCGGCCCACGCCAATCCGGATATCCCGTATCCATGAGGTATAGGCCTCATCCAGGGCATCCATCAAGCCTTCCGCGCCGCCGAAGTCCGATTGTCCGATTGCCGAACCGCGAAATATCTTATTGGGGAGCATGTTTGGAATGTATCTAACCAGAATATCCTCTTTAAATCCGGTATTTCGCACCGGTTCCGCTTCGGCGGTTTCGACCAGGGTTTTTAAGTCCGTTTCCTCTCCCAAAGTGGTGGTAGTCCCGGCGTAAAGCTTGGTATAAATCGCACCTCGTTCGTGCCGTTCCAGGAGCCGGTAAACTTTGTCGCCGCCATCCCGGATTACTTTCCAGAAGGTCACCGCCACCAGGATTCCAAACTTGAACTCCGGCAGGGCGTTATCCGGTTGGGCGATATTTAAAATGGGGTAGGGGAAGAGTTTCTTATCCCAGTTGATTTTCAGAAAGATTCCACCCAAAGCCGAGGCCACTTCCGCCGCTTCCAGAATGGTGTTATAAAACCCGTTGGCATCAAGTAACTGGCGCATTTTCTTAATTTGCTCATCCTCCGCCGTCAGTCCCGGAATCGTAATCGCCGGGGTTTCAGAGAATAAAAAATTAGAACTGGTGGTTGCCAATTCTCCGGCCAGCGGGACGTGAATCATCACTTTCCGCTCGTCTTTAATTTCTTTCGCCCAAAACCGGCCTTGTTCGGTGGGAGTATAAACCTTCCCAGAAAGGGCTTCACTGATTTGCAGCGGGTCGCCGGAGTACCAGGCCGACCATTCTCGATACCGTTCATAAACCGCTCCCCATTCTTCAGGCGGCCAGGTTTGCTGGGGGTTATAACTTGGAATCATTACAAATTCACTTCCTTACGCGGCGGTTTTAATTTTGGTTAGCCAGAAAGCTTTATTCCCATAGACTTGATACCGGATATTGTCCATGCAGTGGTCATTCATTTTCAATGGCTGGTCTTTCCCTAGAATTTGCGCTTTCGGGTCCCAGGAGTAGGTGGAAAGTTCTTCAATAGTGTTAATACAACTCCGATGAACCCGGATCAGGTCGTTTCCGATCAGGCTGTTCAGTAACCCTATTCCTTCCAACACATCATTCCGGGCTTTAACAATGTTCTTCACTCCATCATGCCAAAGTTGAGTGATAAACCCGGCGGCGGAAGGGTCGATATATACTTTCCGGGCATCAATTTTTAGGTTATTATACCAGTCCCGGTAATCCTGGCTATATTGGGAAGGGCTTTTCTGGGTCGCCAGTTGGTTATCATCCGTTTGCCTGCCGGAGTGATAATATTCATCGGCGATATAGAGCCGGTTATCGGGTCCAACGCCAGTATGAATAAAGGTGGTCGCGTTGGATGTACCGTAGTCTATTCCAATCCAGTGGGTTAGCAGGTCCGGAATCTCATCGACGATCATCCGGTCGGCGAATTGGCTGTAAATCACTCCAGCGGCTAATACCCACAAGCCTTCAATATACCGCTTATACCAGAGGGAACCCGGCACGTATTCTTTTTTCAACTCCCGGACGTAAACCGGATCAAGGTTTAGGTTATCGTCCAGGGTGAAGTTGAAGACCCTCTTATTCAATTCTGGGTTGTTAATGTAGTTCTTATATAGATAGTGGTAAGGGCTGTCCGGGTTGGTGGTGAGAATCAGTTTTGCCCCCGGAATACTTAGCCGGGAGAGCAACATTTTAAAAAAATCTTCCGGCAGTAAAGTTCCCTCATCCACGTAAGCAAAGGAAAAGGTATCGCCTTGAATCCGGTCTTTGGCCCGGACATCGGCGGCTCCTACCACGAAAACTTTCCGGCCACAGATAGTTACTTCGCCTAAACCCCGGTTATAATGAAAATGTTTCGGGCCGACGATCTCCCGGATGGTCTGGAGGACATTATGATCCGCCGTCCGCTCGCTATGGGCGACGATGACACCATTCCCTGGCGGCTGGTTCTCCAGCATATCCAGTAGCCGGATGTTGGCGGCGATGGTCTTGCCCGACCGGACTGCCCCGCACAAAAAGTTAAGCCGCGCATTGGATTGACTAATGGCGGCCAGTTGTTTCGGCGAGAATTTCCCCCAGATCATGGCGGCTGGTCACTTTCCGGCTGTAACTCCTGCGGGGTAAAAGTAACCGAGGTGGCGGAGTCTTTGATCGCCCGGACCAGATCGCCCAGAGAGTTCTTCCCGTCGTCAGTTTCTTTATCAAGTCCCAAGGCTAAACGTTGCCCTCGTTGGAGCTTGTCCATAATGTTCGCCAGCCGTTCCAGCGCGAAGATGGAGACTCCAGCTTGTCCGATGGTTACAGTATAATCAGCCAGTATCCGGGTGACTTCTTTCAAGAAATTATCCCAGGCCATCAAGTGTTGGGTGTTCCGATCCGCTTCTTTTTCCGCCTGCATTTCCAGGGTCCGGCTTCGGATTTCAGTGGCTCTTTCCTCTAAGTATTCTTTCTTTTCTTCTTCCCAGGACTTGCCATTGTTCTTCGGGTTGGTGGCGCAACTCATGTTCCGCAGGTAGCCGTAGTCAATCCCGGCATAGGCGGCAAAGGTCCGCTGGTCCATGAAGTCTCCAGTGACGTACTCAATTTTGAGTTTGTTCCAGTCATGCTTCCGTTTGCCCATGAGATCACTTCCTTTGGGTTCAAGGATGCCAATAACCCCCAGCCTGAGGGTCGATTGTGCGGCCTCCAGTCCGTTCCGTCAGGCAGTCTAGTCAGGGAAGCTCCCCCGCTGACGGTACTCCTGTAGGCCTGGGTTTTCAACTATCAGGCTGGGGGTTCCGAAAAAGACAAAACAAAAACCCCGTTGTTGCCGGGGTTGATTTAAGATTTATCATAGTATCTTACAATATTATTTTACCACGGAATAGCCCGGTTGGGCGGCAAAGATTCGGCAAGTTTAGACCACCATTCCCAGTTGTTTGGCGATTTCTAACAGTAGGCCGTTTTTCCAATTGCGGAAAGTCCGTTCCGAGATATGCAGGTCAATAGCGATCTGCTGATCGGATTTATCCTGATCGAAGTATTTGGCCTTTAAGAGTTGTAATTTTAACCGGTCGTCCGGCTTTTGGGAATACTCCAATCTAGTTATTAGCCGGTTGATGGCGTTCAGCCGCCGGATGGTTTCCCGGTATTCGGTGGCGCAGAGTACCCGGGCGCGGTATTCGCTGATCAGTTCCGCCCGATCCGGGGTCGGATCGGAGAGGGGCCGGGCCGGGTGGCTTCTCAAGTATTCCGGGAACAGTTCATCGGGCCGGCTGCGGGGTATCGAATAGATATTTCCTCGGATGTCGGTGGCCGGAGGGGCGGCCAGCTCGTCGATATCGGCCTGAAGTTCCCGGAGTTCCGTTTGCATCGCTTCATAGGTTCGTAAGTCCCATTCGATGGCGGCGAGATAGGCGCGGCGCTTTTGTTCCGGCCAGGGGTTTTTTAGCTTCCGGGAATAACTTTCCGTTCCCATCATAACTGGCCTCCTTTCATTGCAGTTTCTTGTTTCTAATTTCTTGTATCCTCACAATAAGCGGTAATTGTTTTCAATCCCGCTGATGGTGGCGAGGTGGCCTTTGCTTCGTTCCAGGATGCGGGAACCGATAGCCCGGTCAATCAGCAGGAGTTCATCGGGCTGGTGTTCGCTGTTGATGGCCGTCGGCATCAGGTTAAGATATCGGAAGTTCAATACTTCAAAGGCGATCCGGATTTCAAAACTTTTGGGCTGTTTGCTTTCACCCCAGGGTTTAAAGAGATCATCCCAGATTAAAAATTCCGCCCGTTTCATCTCTGAAAGTTTTTCTCCGATGCTTTCCTCATCTTTTTTCAAGATGGTCATTAACTCGCTGATCCCCTCCACATGCTGGAAGTACAGGACGGGGGTGAATTCATTGATTAATTGATTTCCTACCGCCAGACTCAAATGAGTTTTGCCGCTCCCCGGCTCCCCCAGGAGGACCAGCCAGTTATTCACTTTCGCTTTTTTGAGTTCCGCGAAGTTGTCGGCGTAGTTCCGGGCGGCTTTCCCCATGGCCTGGACCGTCGCCGGGCGGTTTTCAGTTTCAAAGTTGCCAAAGTTCTTCATCCGGAACGCGGGACTGATCCGGCTGCATTCGAAGAGTTTTCCGATCCGGCCTTGCTCCCGGCAGCGGCAGAGGCTGAAAGTATTGGGGCCAGTCTCGATGTATCCGCGATAGCCGCATTCCGGGCAGCCGTTACGGTGATCCGTGGTATTCAAATTTTGAAAAGTCGATGGAACTGAATTCATTTCTTGGAGTTCGCGGATTCGGTTTAGTAGTTGTTGGAGCCTTTCCATGTTCTTTCACCTCCCGGCGCGCCCAGTTCAGGATGGTCAGGTAGTCCGAGGCGGTCTTTTTTCCCTTGGCGCCTTTCCAAAGATTTAGATCTTCAATCCGCTCCCCGGCGCCGTCCACTCCAAACTGGGTCACTAATTTTTGATGTTCTTCTTCGGTTAGGGTGACAAACTCCGCATAGTGTTTTTTAGATGGGGGATCTTTTTTATTACTTGTATTTGTATTTATATTTATTAGATCTATATTATTAAGATCAAATAAAGATCCCGTCTGGGGTTTTTTAGGGTTGTTTTTTGGCTTTACGCTGGCCTTTTTGTGTTCGCTATGCGGTTGCATTCCAGACGCATTGCATCCGGTATGCGTTTGCATTCCTTCCGCATTGCATTCGCTATGCCAGCGCATAAAAGCGGCGTAACGCGCCTTTTCCGATTTTTCCGCGTTAATTTTGGCCTGTATCAATAGATCATTGTTCCAGAAGTATTCCCCATCGGAGATGAAAAGCTTGAATTCATCAATACAATCCCGGATAAAACTTTCAATCTTAATCCGTTCGCATTGCGTTTCCAATACAATCGCATTCCAAACGAAATGCTCTTGTAATGGCAGTTTATATCCGGGCTGATTGTGTAACATTTCCGACAAGATCCAGTACCAGCCGTATCCTTCGGATTTGTATTTACCGCGCATCGCCAGCAGTCCCGGTTGGGTCCGGCTGTTTGTTTCATGGGGAATGGTCGTTAGATTTTTCGGCATGGGTTCCGCCGCCTTTCATTTTAGGCAATGGCAAGGCCAGCCACCAAAACCTAAAGAGGCGACCGGCGCTTTCTATGATTTTTTAGGAGTGGTTTATTTGTAAAAAGCCATGATTTCGATCTTCCGGCTGCTGGTGACTTTTACCCATTGATGATTTTCACTTTGTTGGTATTCGGGAGATTGGCGGTACATTAGATTATTGACAATATTCTCCGCGGTCGGCTTGGTGTTATAGTGGCAGCGTATTTCCAGACTGGCATCAACCGCGCCCTGTTTCTTGACTTCATCCAAAAGCTTGTCCGCCAGGATTTCAAACCGGCTGCGTTTAGGTCGTTTAAAGAGTTCCGCAAACATCAACTCACCTCATTTCGATTAGCTTGGGGCAGTTTTTTAAATTCGGTTTCCGGTAGGACAAAGTATCCGCTCTCCTTGCCATAGGGTGCCAAAAAAGCCGCCATTTCTGGTAAGATGCTTAACCAAAGGGCGATCTCCCCGATAGTCCCGCTGCCGATGGGCTCCAGGTCCGCTTTTTCAGTGCCGTTTTTATTTATGATTCCGAATACATAAAGATCATTTTGAAACATTGCCGGAAACCTCACTTTGGTTATTTGGATTTCCCATGAATCCATCCCGCTTCATTTTGTCCAGGAAGATCTCGGCGATTACCCGTTCCAAGTCTTCGCATTGATTCTCCGTTTCCACCAGTTCGTAACTGATGGGGATGATCTTTCCCCGTTTGCGTTTTGCATGAGTTACCAGCACTTTTGGCATAGCGCGACTCCTTTTAAAACCTGCACTTTCCGTTAATCTCCAACAAAATGTTACATTATACAACATAATGTGTCATTTGTTAACAACTTCCGCCAAAAAAATTTCCTCGACTTTTTGTTTCAAAACTTTGGCGATCCGCATCGCCGACCGCAGGGAGGGGTGTTTGCCGTGTTCGATATGTACGTAAGTAGATCGGCTGATTCCGGCAAGTTTGGCGAGTTCCTCCTGGGTAAGACCTTTTGAGATACGGATGGTACGCAAATCCTTAACCAAAATCTTTCACCTCCTTTTGTGTAATTTTGTTGTGTGTATAACAAGATCATATCATGGGTTTTTTGTTTGTGTCAATTACTAGAAATGATACATTTTACAAGCTATTATCTGAATTTTAAAACATAGAATTGATGGCTGTTTGTCCGGTTTTTACCGTTGCGATATTACACATTTTATGGTATAATATACCTAGATTGGAGTGGTTTTAATGAATACAGTCGGCAGCCGGATCAAAGAATTACGGCTCAAAAAAGATTTAACCCAGGAAGAGTTGGCCGCCAAGTTAGGAGTTAAGCGGTCTACCCTGGCCAACTGGGAGATCGACCGGTCCGCCCCCGGTTATTCACAATTAACGGAATTAGCCAAGATCTTCGCGGTTTCAGTGGATTATCTTATTGGCCCGAATCAAAACGATCTTTCCTATGTGGTTTTGTCCCCAGAGGATTTGGAGTTATTGCGGCGGATCAAGGGGTTATCGCTCGAAAACCGGAAGACGGTTGAAACCGTGGTTACAAGTATTGAGTGTTATGAGCGGCAATTGGAACGGGGTGATGTTTCCTCAAAAAAGTAGTCCCGATGGTGTCCAAAGATTTTCGAAGATGGTTGTATATGTTAGATCCAAAGTTATATAAAACATTAAGGAAAGGTGGGATTATTTAATGAAAGCAGTGGTTTACGCTCGATTTTCCTCCGACAACCAGCGCGAAGAGTCTATTGATGCTCAACTCCGGGCAATTCATGAGTATGCCGACAAACACGGCGTGATTATTGTCAAGGTATACAAAGACGAAGCGCGATCTGCCACCACTGACGACCGGCCCCAGTTTTTGCAGATGATTGAAGATGTTACACTGGGAAAAGTCGAGGCCGATTATTGTTATGTCCATAAGCTGGACAGGTTCGCCCGTAACCGTTACGATTCCGCGATTTACCGGCGAAAACTGATTCTTAAGGGAGTCCGGCTGCTGGCGGTGGCCCAGCCTCTTGATGATTCTCCCGAGTCCATCATCCTGGAGGCCATGCTGGAATCTATGGCTGAATACTTCTCCAAGAACCTCTCCCGCGAAGTTATAAAAGGGATGAAGGAGAACGCATTAAAAGCCATGCATTGCGGAGGAGTTCCGCCGCTGGGGTACGATCTGGACGAAAGCCATCATTACATCATTAACGAGCAGGAAGCCCAGGCGGTGCAGTTAATTTACACCCTGAAGGCCAGCGGTTATGGATATTCCAAGATTATCTCCGAGTTAAACACCCAGGGCTTCCGGACCAAACGCGGTAAAACCTTCTGCATTAATTCCATTCACGATATTTTGGTCAATGAGAAGTACACCGGGGTCTATATTTATAACCGGTTGGCGAGCAAGCACAGCAGCCGCCAGATTAACCCGGAAGAAAAGATCATCAAGCTCCCCGGCGCTCTTCCCCAGATTATCGATTTACATACCTGGAAGGTGGTCCAAAAAATGATTCAAGAGAAGAAACAAGCAACCCCCAGACAGCGCGGCGAGGTCATCTATTTATTAACCGGAAAGATCGAATGTGGGGTTTGTGGGGGCGCTTACGTGGGGAATGGCCGGTATAGCGGGCGGTTAAATAAAAAGTATTATTTGTACGCTTGCAACATCCGGCAACGGACCCAGGACCGCTGCAATAACCCGGAGATTCGGAAAGAGATCATTGAGCAGCATGTTTTAAACGAGATTCAGGAGAACTTTTTTACCGGGGACCCGGAAGTGTGGGCGGATAAGCTTTTAGCGGTGTATACCGAACAAAACGCGGGGTTTGCGGAGCAGAAAAGTAACCTCTCCCAACAAATTCATAACCTCAATCAAAAGATCGACCGGCTTTATGTGGCGGTAGAACAAGGTTTAGCCAATCAGGATACTTACGAGAGAATTAAAAACGCGGTGAAAGAACGGGAAATGCTTGAGTCCGGTTTAGAGGCTTTGGAGGCCAACTTCGAAACTCCTTACACCAAGAATCAGATTTTGGCCTACATAGAAGAAAACCGGCAGGCGTTAGCCGACCGGTCTGATCTCGAATCTTGTAAACTTGTTATTAATCGCTTTGTTGAAAAAGTTATCATCACACTCGACGACATTCATGCTAAATATCGTTTCGGAGTGGACGTGGATAATAGTGGTAGTCCCAACGGGATTCGAACCCGTGTCTCCGCCGTGAGAGGGCGGTGTCCTAGGCCTCTAGACGATAGGACCATATAAAAGGTTAAAGTGAAAGGTGAAAAGGGAAAAGGACAAATGATCTAAACTTTTCACTTTTATTCTGGCTGGGGGAGAAGGACTCGAACCCTCGCTGACGGGGCCAGAACCCGTTGTCCTACCACTAGACGATCCCCCAACAATTATTAAACGCATATCATATTATAACAGCCAGAATGAATGCCGTCAAGTCCAAGTTATGATCACCAAGTTGTTAAAAAAGACAGACTTAAGACTTAAGGACTTCCACCGCATTTTGAATCCGTCTTAACACCCGCTCCTTGCCTAAAGCATGCAGGGTTTCAAAAATTCCGGGAGTAGCGGTTCTGCCGGAGATAGCCACCCTGAGGGGCATGAATACCTGGCCGTCTTGCAAACCTATCTTTTCAGCCGCGCCCCGTAACGCCTCCTCCAAATCCGCTTCTTTAAAATCAGGCCCCACCGATTTCAGCGCTTCCATTGCCCCTTCCAACGCCTGCAAGCTTTGGCCCGCATCCATCTTTCTCGGGATTAACAACTCCTTGGCAGGAACCGGGATATTTTCCAACAGAAAATAACTGGCTAAATCTGTGATTTCAGGGATTGACTTCAGCCGTTCCCGGACTAAGGGCATTAATTGCACCAGATAACGGTAACGCTCTTCCGGGCAAGGGGCAGGAAGCAAACCGGCTTGTTGCAAATAAGGCAAGCAATGCTTGGCCAAGTCTTCGGATGCCAAATTACGGATATACAGGCCGTTAAACCAGTCCAGTTTCTCAAAGGACAACCCCACCGGAGAAGCGTTGATCCGTTCCATGGTAAACTCCCGGGCCGCCTCTTCCAGAGAGAACAACTCCCGATCCGTGCCGGGATTCCAGCCTAACAACAGCAGGAAGTTGAATAACGCCTCCGGCAGATAACCCTTCTCCCGGTACTCACGGACACTGGTGGCGCCATGGCGTTTGCTCAATTTCCCGCCCCCGGGGGCCAGGAAGATGGGCAGGTGGGCAAATTGGGGCGGATTCCAACCAAACGCCCGGTACAAGAGAACATGCCGCGGGGTGCTGGGTATCCATTCATCGCCACGCATTACGTGAGAGATTTTCATGAAATGATCATCAATGACATTGGCCAAGTGATAAGTCGGAAATCCATCGGATTTTAACAGTACAAAATCATCGAGGGTACTGTTATCGAAACCCAGCTCCCCCCTGATCACATCCTGAAACAGCGTCCGGCCTTCACGGGGTATTATAAACCGGATGACTGATTTAGCTCCGGCGGCTTCCTTCTCCCGGCGTTCTTCGTCAGTCATGTTCAGACAATGCCGGTCGTAGCCCACCCATTGTTTGTTGGTTTCCTGATCCTTGCGGAGCTGTTCCAGCCTTTCGGAGGTACAATAACAACGGTAAGCTTTCCCTTCATCCACTAATTGCCCGGCATACTTCTGGTATAAATCCAACCGTTCCGACTGAAAATAAGAGCCGTACTCACCTCCGACTTCCGGCCCCTCATCCCAGTCAATTCCCATCCAACGCAAACTGGCCATGATATCGCCCAGCGCATCCGGCACGTAACGGTTGCGGTCGGTATCTTCAATGCGCAGAATGAACTTTCCCCCGCAGTGTCTGGCGAACAGCCAATTGTAAAGGGCGGTTCGCGCTCCCCCAATATGCAAATAACCCGTCGGACTCGGCGCAAATCTTACTCTGACTTCACTTTGGTCCATTATGATTCCACTCCTGTAACTTGAGATAGTGCTTCTTATGAAAATTCATGATAAAAGCGCTATTCTAAAATAGCGCCTTAATTAACAGTAATATTCTATCACAGTACTGCCATCGCTTACAAGCAATGATTTCATTCCCCCACCGCCAACGGGCATATGATCCCATCCATAATTAGTCTGTCCGAAATAAAAAGACCTGATTATCAGATCTTTAAAATTATCACGCTTTTTTAGGATAATTCCCGGAGCCAAATCGTACGGCTGCCATAATCTACCCCGGCGACCTGATAGGTATGATCATCATCATATAAACGGGGTCCAAGTACTGTATCGGCAGCAAATTCCCATAAAAAAGGGATACTGCCCGTAAACTTCATTCCCAACGAATCATTCTCCACAAAGTTCAGCAATATGCTATCATTTTCGCCATACGGCAAGGAATCAACCCGGAATTGATATTGGTCACCGTTTAATAACAT